TGTGGTATATCTAACTGCATAAGCCTTCAAATACTCCTGTTAATGGAATACGATAGCGAATAGTTGCCTCGTCCTCATCAGATCCAGAGTCGGTTGTTAGTGCAATTGAGTTATTACCAGGTTCAAGCGACCAGAATGATGAACCGATTAGCAGTGAGCCGAGTATCGAGCCACCATTTAATGTAACTGTTCTTGCGTACATGTCTATGATTATCGTATCTGTTGAAGTTGTCGTGGCTGTTATTTCTATGTATTCACCAGTTGTTTCGTTAGTAATTCTTGGGTTAGTAAAAGCCCCCTCAAGTATAATTTGTGGATAAACATCAATGTCGTTTGTATTATTTATAACAGTTGGGGTTGACCCCGGTGCCCAGTCGACAGGTAGCTCATAAGGTGTGACATAGCCACCACCGATGATTCTGTATAGGGTATCTGTGAACCAGCCTGTTGGGTCTGTAGTGCCAGAGCCAGAGCCAACTCTGTAGAAGTACGGATCTGGAGCGAGTAGTGTTAATTGAAATGGTGCATACTTAGTCGCAACAATATCCATTTGCATATTAATGAAGTATACATCAGTGTAGAAGTCTGCACCAGTCATTGTTGTAAATATAAATGGTAGACTTTCTCGAATAGGCAGACTAGATAATAGGGAGCACCTAAGGGATTCTGCATTAGAACATGATGTTCCTCTAATCATACCGTTAATAACAATCTCTCGTGGCGCGTAGTACTGTGTAGAGAGCCAACCACCATCACGACCAGAGAAGTTACCAGACGAAGTCCGAATAGGAGGAGCGGCTAAGCCCTGAACAGGTGGAAGTAGGTCTATGCTCGTAGATTCATCACCGATATTAAGATTATTTATTGATACATTCATGTTAATTACCTATATATAATTGTAACTCATATTTCATGCTCGATTTAGTTCCCAAAGCAACTGTCGATTCACTATGTTCATATCGACATTTGTATTAACTGTGTTGTATTGATTTATAACAGGAGACGAAGACGATGCAGAAGAGCCAACAGAGGCGTCTATCGATAGCGGGCTGGCTGATAATTGTAAATTATTTGATAGGTCATTCATAGAGGATTTAACAAGATTCAAATTGTCACCAATCCCACTAGTTAAGCCTTGCACAATATTTTTACCATATCCAGCAAATACCTTAGAGGGAGAGTGTATACCCAGTGCTTTTTTGAACGCACCTTGTAAAGGTCCAGGAAGTTTGCTTGCAAAGAACTGGCCAACAGTGGACAATAAGCTGGCCGCTCCATTGAGTAGGCCCTGCACTATACTGCGACCAGCGTTATATAAGATACCACCAACATTACCAATTGCACCCATAATCGCGCCTGGTAGACCTCTAAACCATGCTATAGCATTACTGACACCACTCTGCACAGATTCCCTAAATGACACCATTGCTGAGAATATAGAAGCACTTAATTGTGAAAACCACCCAATTAATCTTGCTATAACTGTAATAACTGCGATGACCACTGCTGTAAATAACAATATTCCTCCAATGATTAATGCTAACGGTATCAATGCAATTCCCAATATAATCAAGCCCAGTGTTTTCAATTGAGGCATGAACGGCTGTAGTGTTACCATTACTTTATCAAAAGCTGATTTTAAGTCATTCCACGCTTTTATAAACTGCTCACCAATAAATGCACCTATTTTTTGAAGTACAGGAAGGATATTAACAACAAAGAAGTCATACAGAGGTTGCAGTTTCTGTTTTAAGAAATCAACAGCTTTGCCAATAATATTGAATTTTAACTGAAGAAATGTAAGTGCCCCAATAACGAGCGTAACAACTGCAATAATAGCTAGCATAGGTAATGATATACCGGCTGTTGCAATAGTCGCTGCAGTACCAAATACGATTGCCGCTACTTTTGCCACTGCAAACACAGCTATTAATGCCGCAAAAATAGGTAGTATATTATTCATATTCCTTGCTATAAAACCAAGCCCTTTAACAAAAAGAGGGAGCACCTGTTTAGCAAAAGAGCCAACAGATTCACCAAATTTCTTGAACGACTCCTTGAACTCTGGTGACGCGAGTTGTGTTCTAAGGTCTTCAAGTAGTTTAATGAACGTATCACCAAGTCCTCCTTTAATAAACGTTGAAGTCTCTTTATCAACACCTAGGATTGCACCTCCTAAATCTCTGAATGAAGATTGTAGTCTAATCATTCTACCTTCGATAGTGTTCGCACGGCCCTCGAGAATGCTATCAGGTAATGATTTATCCAATGCCTGGAATAGCTCTTCTGCACTCGTTGCTGCGTTTCTCATGTTTGCGGGTAGTTTTATGCCGCGCCTAATTAGCACATCATATGCGTCTGCAGTAAGTTTACCTTCAGCAGTAACTTGGCCAAGTATCTGAGAAAGGTCTTGGAATGTTATCTTTCCTACAGCAACACCCTTAGATAATATCTTCGTGTATCTCGTCAAGTTCTGCGTCTCAATACCATATAGTTTCAATGTCGACGCTGCATCAAACAAGTCCTGTCTTTGGAATAAGACTCCCATATCTGACCTAGCAAAACCAACCAATTCCGATAAGACTTGATTAACTTTGCTAGCGTCTTGCTCATACGCTTTTAAGGCAAACGTTGCATTTTCTACTTGTTTCACTTGGCCAAATGCCGCTTTTGCCATAGCACTAAAACCAACAGAGCCCGCTACGCTCAATATAGCAACTGATTTGATAATCTGTCCAATACCATCTGCTACAGAGCCAAATGCACTGGAAGCAGAGCCGGCCATAGAGCCGAAATCTATCTTATTGACGCCAGTTGCAAAGCTTTTAGCTTTTCGTTCTGCTGACTCAAGCCCGCTGTTAAAGTTCTTTGGGTCTACGTCCAAGTTCCATACTACTGAGCCACCAACTGTATTTGCCATTATTTACTCTCACTCTTAAAATAGTTACTTAATTTTGTTACACCTTTACCATTTTTAGTATGAGGCGCTGCTGCTATTTGTGTTAATAGAAGCAATTTATTTGCTTCGTTTCTCTTCGCTGTATCTAGAAGAAGCTTTAAATCTCTAGCAGGAAGCTTTTGTACCATCGAAAGAGTATACTGAGGATAGTAATAACAAATATTAGCATATATCTCACGTTTACTTCTTTTTCTCTCAGGTACGTTAGCAACCTGTATTACAGCCATTACTCTATTCCAAACTCTGTCTTGAACATAGTGTTAAAGTTCTGTAACACTTTAATATTCTGTGTTTTGAGAATATCCTGGATTGAGGGTGAGTCTTTCTCGACAGGAGAAATAAAACTATACATATAGTCTTCTTCATTTTTTCTGTCAACTAACTCACCCTTTTTGTCTTTTTCTTCATTTGTTTTTGCAATATCTCTAAGTGTGTCCATTTCCTCAACGGTTGGATATCTCATCGTGTAGTTAATGTTATTAATTGAAAACTGAAAACTTTCATTTACATTATCTGTTAAATTGTAGCTCATATGCCATCTCCTTTATTTAATTATATAAAACTAACTTACAACGTTGATACTACCCTCTTTGAAGAACTGGACATTTGCATCACCAGACGCTGGTTCACCTATAAACTTAACAACGATTTTTCTAATCTTGTCATCAAACTCAATAGAATCAAGTTTAGTTCTAGAATGTACTAGTCTAAATACCTGTCCAGGGTTACCACAACTAATGATGTCTAAATTATTGTAAACTGGGTTTGAATCACAGCTTGCAGCTGATACATCAATTGCACCATCAGCATTACTAACGGTTTCACCAGTAGACATTACACCACCATTTGCAATGTGATACTGTGGAAGCACCACTGCTAGTGCTGGTATATCTGACGCTAATAATGTCAGTGAAACAGAGCTCTTCATAGCACCATCTAGTTCAAATGTTTGATGTTGAACTGTTGAGTACTCTTCAGAGTCCTGTTCATATTCTACTTCAATCTCCTCGATATTTGCTAAAGTGTTGCCACCCCATACTATATCGAAAGGACCTCTTACTAAAGCCATATAATCTCCTTTAACATGTCTTATATATTGTTAAACTAACTTGTATTAGCCCCACTTTGCGATCTTCAAGATCTAGATCATTGTCGATCGGGTACGTTACAGTGCTAATATCGACAGAGTCATAATTGGTTAATTGAACACAACGGCTACAGTTAATCAATTCATCAACCTCCATTATCTTATTATAAACACTCTCGTGATCTCTATCGCGATAAAATAACTGTAGTTGATATCTCTTTAACGACTCTCCAGAACTAGTGTCCAGGATTGACGAGCCACCATTGTAGACAATCCACCAAATAGAATCTAAAGTCTTATTTGAGCTTGGAGCATTACTAATAAATAAGTCGTGTCCAAGTGTAGCAATACCGATACTTTCTAAATATTTTGCAAAATCTTCTGCTATGTTCATATCAACTTGGCTTTCCTAAAGTATTTGTCAGGGTTCTTCAATATTTCTTTGACTGCATTCTCTGCATAGTGAGGACCAGTACCAGGTGTTGTATAGTTGACAAACTGCGTTGATTCTTGTGCAGCAGCATATTCTTTATTCCAGACAATCTTTCCTTTCAACCCTTGTACGGTTTTAAATACGCCATCTCTAAGAAACCCATCTTTCTTAGGAGTTTTAGGTCTAGCAGTTCTATCAATATCATCAACCATAAATCTCAAAGCAAGATTAGCACCAAGCGCTGTATCTGTTGTTATTCTAACCGTATTACTGATTACCTTAACTGACATATTGAATTCCTACTGTCTTCTTTAAACTGAGCAAAATATTATCGACGTTGTTGCACAAAAGTTTATCTTCTCCAATACTAACGTCAATTATCTTATACCATGAATCCTCTTGAAGAGAACCAAATCTTGAAACTATTACTAATTGCTCTTCTAAGCGATAAGCCTGTGACCTAACTACTGTGTTTTGTGGGTCAATATATACTTGCATATCACTTGTAATATTATCCTCAAAACTACCATGTGAAAAACCAGTGTTAGACAGAATTAGGCAAGGCACCGTGTTGATAGAGGAAACCTTTTGAGCTCCATATTTATCTGTTATTGTATTCACTAATTGAAGTTCATCAACGTAGTTTATACAACTCATATTGGCCTTCTAATCACTGAACCAAATGGCCCTGCATATTTCTTTAATATCGCTATGTTAGACTCTTCTTCTTCCGGTTTAACTATCTCAGTTTTAGTATATGAATGAGTATTTACTGATTCGCTCTTAATATCTTTTTTGCAATCTGAATAATAGTTAATCATATCAACCCATAGATATTTTAAGTCATCAGGTAAACATCCCTCAAATAACCAAGAAGCATCGACCGCAAGCTGGACATTATCTCCACAATCTGTGTTACAAAAACACCCCTCGGTCTCTCTGAGATACTTCTGGATATTGTTAAAACCAGAGTCTATACGTATATTATCTGAACTGTATGTTTTAACTGTCACACCATTAGGCTCTTCACCCTGCCTCACTATCACAAGTTTGACAGAGTTTAATTGAATAAATGGGTCTACATGAAAGAACTTGTCATTCTTGTTATATGTAAATAACCTATATGAATCAACTATATCATCAGGCTCGAGAAGATTATCGGTATCTACACTTGGACACGGACATTCTATCTGTGTTTTTCCAAGTTCATTGTAAAAGTTCGTACTAACTTTTGAAGGATCAAGAGTGAATCCTAGCATGGTCTCAAGTATCGACCGCGTTCGGTTAATTATTGCACTAACACGAACTTGGTCTGAACTAGAAACCGTTATACCAGATAATGTTTGATATTTGCTAAGATCCATCTTTAATCCTTAATTACCTTATATCCGGCTTAGCTTACGCCTGGGCTTAAGATACCAGATACTTGGTTTTCGTCTTTGATTGCACCACCACGGAAGAATGATCCACGAAGGACTAGTTCATTTCGTTGGTATGCAGACTTGACTGTACCACCATCTTCGTAAGCAGCGTCGTTGCTTAGGTCATACTGTAGACCACCACTCGTGCGTCCTGTGAAGTTGTTTAGGTTAGCATAGAAGACTGCGTGGTTAATGGTTACTGTTGAACCGTCAACTGCAATGCTCTTTGTCTGTGCAGTGTTAAGAGTAGGCATTAGATCATCTGGTGTAACAATAAATGGACGACCAAAGATTGTTGGGATTTCACCAGTGATAAAGATTGAACCTAGAGGGCCATTAACACCGTTCTGTACAGCTCGTCTCATCAATTCTGCATATGTAGAAGTGTTGAATACGAAAGTACCATTAGGGGTACAAGTAGCAATCTCTGCCCATGCGTCTACCCAGTCTGTAAGAGTAGCAACAGTGTCAGTATCACCATAAACAATACTGTTTCCGTTACCATCTACAGCTTGTTCTAGACGAGCAATAACTAATTGAGCGCGTTTGCGGTCATAGTCGTTGCTATAGCCCTTAGCTACGTCACCAAGAAGGTCAGCAGCCAAGAATCTAGTAGCAGCATTACATACTGGAGTTACAGCAGCAAGCTCTTCTAGGTTAGCGGTCTCAACACTTGCAGTGTATTCACTGATTGGCTTTAGGTTACCATTTGCACCATCATCACAGAATTCTACGCTCTGCATGTTGATATCACCAGATCGGCGTAACCATGCGAACTGAGTTGAAAGAGTCTCTTTCCACTCTGTAGCTTTAACAAGATCAGTGTAGTCGTTTCTACAACCTTGAATTTCTGTAAGAAGTTCAGGTGAGATAACAAAGTTACCGAAATCGCTTAATGTCATACTGTTAGAAACGATACCTTCTTTTTTAAGATCAGCAAGGTTGAATTCGTTAAGCTTATTAAGAGTAGCAGCTGCTTCTGAGTTGCCAGAACGTTGGAAGTCCCAAACAGAGTTAATCTGTGCAGCGTGACGCTCGCGCCAGTCCATGCCATCAAACTTGTTTGTAGATTTTCTTTCAGCTTCTTTAAACTCAGGCTTTTGTGCGCCCTTATTAAACTGATCTTTTTCAATAGCTTCAATCTTTTCAGTTAGTGGAGTAAGCGCGTTAGCAATGATCTCACTTAATTTGTTCTCAACATTCTCTTCTTCGGCCTTAGGAGCTTCTGCAGAGGTGATTTGAGCTTCAACTGCTTCTTTTTGATCTTCGCTAACATCAACCGTAGCACCCGGCTCAAGCGTTGCTTCAACCTCGTCTTCAGCAGCGTTTTTATATTTTATCGCAATTGCAAAATCGCGACTGTTTTTAATAGTTACAAACATATTGTCCCTTCTATTGTTAATATTGTATTCAGAGTTTAGAATTTCTACGAATTGATTTTCAAAATCATTAGTATCAAGTCCGTCCTCTATAGATTGCTTTAATGAATTACATACTAGAGAGTTTAACGATGCGTTTCGATTATTCCCTACAACTACTTGGCTAAGTCCTACTAAGACAGCGTCATGATAAACACCCTCATCGTCAGGAGCTGGGCCATACGTCTCTATAGAAAAATCACTGGCATTGCGTGCAAGCATTATGTTATATGCAAGTCGTGCATATGGATTTTCTTTGACGAGATATTTAATCTTATCAATCACAACCCTCTGTCCAACTTTATACACATTGTCAACCTGTGCAATAATGTGACTCAACTTGTCCTCGTGGTCCGCAGTCACTTGGCCTTTATATTCACTAATATCCATTGATCCAATGTCATAACGTGTGTTATTTCTTTGGGTTGAATCATCAGTGATTACTAGGCCGTTTGGAAAACTGATAACACCATCACCCTCATCTATATATGAGTTTCTTACAATCTGAAGTTTACGATGATTTTTGTTCATGTAGACCTTTCTAGTTGATAAGATGGATACTCGCTTGTCGGCTTATATAGCTCTATTGGCATCTCTAATATAATTATATCAAAATCACCCTATTGTACTATACCTCTCACTGCCAATTACCACTAAACTGTTGCCGGTATCAGCCCACTATTCCTATTAGTGTCGTTCTGAGCCTTGCCCATGCTACCAGGTATCGTATGAGCTGACATAGGCTCGTCCCATACACCACCGAGACTAGGTACTGTCGCTATAGCAGGTGCTACAGGTAACCCTCTCGCCCATATATCTAAAGCTCCAAGGTCAATCGCTACCCCAGCAGGGTAAGCTATATTCACATCATCAACATAGAAGTATCTGTTCGTGCCAGTAGCGTCTGTTGCACCAGTTATCTTCATCTCAATCTGTCCATAAGTCGTAGCAGGCGTAAAGGTTACAGCTAGTTGTTGCCAGCCAGTGCCAGTCGTTGCCACGCTAGACATAGTTGTACCGTTGTCATAGTCCACTGTTAAGGTTGGTTTAGTGTGAGTACCAGCGTAGTAGGCAGCGTTATTTATCTTCACCCAGACAGATACGGTCATTGTTTTGTTTTGAATGTTACCTGTTGGTATATCCTGCTCCCAGTGCATTAAGTTCGGTGAGAATATAGGCTCAAACCTCATAGCAAAACCACCAGCCGTCCTAACAGTAGTATCTGCTAGTCCTGTACCAGTTCTAACA